GCAGAAAAACGATGGAATGATATACAAAGATGAAAAAAATGTATTGATTGTTCGCGAGTTGTAACCTTGACATTTGATCAGAAAGTGGAACTATTGAAGGAAAGAAATCCAGAAGTTATACTATTGTCTGAAAAAAGAGCTGAAAATGGTAGAGTATATTGCCAGTACAAAACAACGTTTGATGAAACAATCAAGAAACGTGAGTGGAGTCTATTGATAAGCAAAGATAGGGTTTTACGCGATCAAAAGGTTAAAAAAGAGGAGAATGAAGCTAAAGATTTTGAAAAGGATAAAGCTGCACTTAAAATAAAACATCCTGATTTCGAATTAATTGAAAGAATACATGGAAGAGACCCAAAAGTCAAATATTATAGATATAAATGTAGATGCGGGAATGTATCAATAAAACCCTGGTATGCTATTTTTAATTATGATAATTGTATAAAATGTAAAGGAACAAATCTATTATCAGTTGAAGAAAAGCAAAAAATGCTCAATATAAAGGGATTGAAAGCAAAAATATTAAGCCAATATATTGAGCATAATGGAAAAAGCATGTGTAAGTTTATATGCCCTAATTGCGGAGAAGTGTTTGAAAAATATTGGGATAATTTAAAATCAAACGGAATATGTACTAATTGCACCGATAAACGAAAGAAAACCTTAGAAGAAAGGCAAATAAGCGCTGATATTTATAACCCAGGTATTAAAATTATTAATGAATTTAAAAGAGGAGGGGATTGGTGGGTCAAGTATAAATGTGTTTGTGGGAGAACGGAGGAAAAAAAATGGGAAAAAATTAGACAAGGAGAACATTGTAATCATTGTGCTCAATCAAGAGGAGAAAATGCCATTGAAAGATTTTTAGATAGTAATAATATTAATTTAATTAGACAAAAAGAATTCGATGATCTATTCGGATTGAGCGGGTATCGAAAGCTTTTGTACGATTTTTATCTTCCAGATTACAACTTATTAATTGAATACGACGGACAATTCCATTTTGGAGTTATTAATATATCACATTCAAAGAAAAAGAATGAGGAACATTTTTTAAGACAAAAAGAACATGATAAAATTAAGAATGAATATGTTAAAAATAATGGAATAAAATTGCTTAGAATCCCTTATACCGAGTACGAAAATATTGAAAATATTCTTAAAACTGAACTTAATTTATAAAAAACGAGGCAATTTTCTATATTTATCCTATTTATAATCAAATAGATAAACATGCTAACAGCCAAAACAATACTAGAAGAATATAAAAAATGTTATCAAGATAAATCAAGAATTTACATGATTGAAAATTTTCTTGAAACATTTGATGCAACTCAAAATAATACCGTTCCATTTAAATTATTTCCAAGACAAAAAGAATTAGTTAGAAATTTAAGCGACGGAATAAATAACATAACAACAAAGCCAAGGCAAGCGGGCGTATCTACGGTCGTGTGTGCATTTTTTTCTTGTGAGATGGCCCTAGCTGATTCAAAGAAACCAGAAACAATATTGTTAATCGCAAATAACCTAGATTTATCAAAAGAAAATCTAGCTAAAATAAAAGAGTTTTTGACGCAAATTCCTAGATGGTTTTGGGGAAATGAATATTTTGGTAGTTCAGAAAAAGAAGAGAGGACTATATTTACTAAGGCCAATGAAAAATACTTAATTTTAAACAACGGAAGTAAGGCCTATGCCCGTTCAGCAGGACCAAATAGCTCCAGAGGTGTGAGCTCATGCACTCGTTTATTATTCGATGAATCCGCCTTCATAGAGACTCCAGAGACTATTACCAGTGCTATTTCAACTACGGCAAGTTCGGCAAAAAGTGTGATATATGTTAGTACGCCAAATGGATACGATAAGATATATTATCCAGTATATGTTCAGGCACTCAAAGGAGAAAATGATTTTAGGCTTAGTAAATTCGGCTGGTATCAAGATCCTCGTTATAATAGGAATTTATCTTGGACGTTATTTGATAAGAAGACAGGTGAAATTAGTACAGTAAAAGAACTTACCATTGATGCTGCTGGAAATATAGAATATGATGAGGCACATTGGGAAGATATGATTAACAAAGGCTATACGCCGTCTTCTCCTTGGTACGATGGTATGTGCAATCGATATAATCATGATAAGCAAAAAATAGCACAGGAATTAGACGTTTCGTTTGTTGGATCAGCTGGAACGGTGGTTGATTCAGATATTATTGAGTTTCATAAACACAAGAACGCAAGAGAGCCAATATATACCGATAAATTTTTTAAAGAGGCGTGGATATTTAAAGAACCGATTGAGGGGCATAGATATTTGATGCCATGTGATGTATCTACTGGATCAGGGGAAGATTCGTCAGTGATACATGCTATAGATATAGATGCCGTTGATGAAAAAGGAATGCCTTGCATTGAGCAAGTATTCGAATATCAAGGAAAGGTACAAGGGGACATATTGGGTGAATTAATAGATAAATATGGCCGATACTATGGAAATGCATTAGTTATTGTAGATTGCGTTGGTTCATCTGGTGATGCCGCTGTATTAAAATTACAATCATTACAATATCCTAATTTATATTTCGATGATCAGTCTTTAAAAAATGTAACAGTTGAAAGATCATTTAATTCTAAGACAGAAAATAATAATACCCCTGGATTTAGGTTAAGTTCTGTACGATTACAAATGATTATGAATTTGGAAAAGACGCTTCGATTCAATGAAGTTAGAATTAGATCAAAAAGATTTATTTCAGAGCTGGAAACTTGGATATGGAAAAATGGTAGACCAGATCATCAAAGTGGATTTCACGATGATACGTTAACTTCTATGGCTATGGGGCTATATGTGTTGCAATTTTCATTTAAAAAGCTTGAAGCCGTAAAAGAAAAAAATAAAGCCATATTAAATAGTATGATACTTGCTCAAACGGCAATAAATGGTGGTGGATTGCTCGAAGCCAGTGAAAAAGTTAAAAGTATACCATTACCATTTTATATGAGTGGAATGAGGCCAAATGTAACAATTAAGCCAAAAGATAGTGATATTCCAAAGACAAATGAACAAATTCATAGAGAAATACTCGATGATAGAAATAAAATATTGAATCGGTACTTAATTGATCAGATGAATAAATACATACGATAATTATTTAAATAATAATAATTAATATTATAATAAAGAATAACATATTACAAAAATGGCTGATAACAAGATTAAAACAGTATTTCAAAATTTAGGAAATGCATTATATAATGGTTTCGACAAAAACGTAGAAGCTCAACAAAAGAGTATACATTCATACACAATTAACGACGCCCCTGTTTTTAAAACTAAGGATAAAAACGAGTATGAAAAAGAGAAAGCACAGCTTAGACAAGAGAAGTACTTAGCCAATCAATGGGTTAGTGCTGGATTAAATTTAAGCCAAACAACCTCATTAGTTTCAAATAATTTAAAATTGATGTATCGTGACGTTGATATTATGGATAATTATCCAGAAATAGGTGCTGCGCTTGATATTTTCTCGGAAGAGAGCTGTTTGAAATCAGATACTTATATTAAATTAGTAAATGGAGAATGTTTAACAATCGGAGAACTTTATGAGAAAAATTATAAAGATTTTTGGGTATATGCCATTGTTGAAAATGGATCTGAAATTAAAGTTTCAAAAATTGAAAAAGTTATATGCCATGGGGTTAAGCCGTTATCGAAGATTACCTTAGATGATAAAACTGTTATAGAATGTACCGATAATCATCAATGGCTACTTTCAAATAATAATTGGGCTAGAACGGATGAATTAAAAATAGACGATTCATTAATGTCTATTGAAGTTCTAGATAATCATAAAATTGTAAATATAGAACAATCAGAACCAGATAAGGTCTATGACTTAGTTAATTCTTCGGTTAATCATTGCTTCGGGGTTAAATGCAACACAGGCCAAATTATTTCTCATAACTGCGTGGCAAATATGAAAGGGCAAATTTTAAATATTACTTCAAATTCGGATAGGGTTAAAAAGGTATTGGAGGATTTATTTGTTAATAGGCTTGATATTCATATTAATTTACCTATGTGGGTTAGAACCATGTGCAAATATGGAAATTGTTTTGTGATGTTGAATATTGCGGATAAAAATGGGGTAATTGGAGCTAGGCAAATGCCAGTTTATGAAATAGAAAGAATTGAGAATGGAATTTATAATCCATATATTGCTGTTCCTACTGATTATAACAAAAATAGAGATACTGAATTTGTTTGGCTTGGGCAAAATGTCGGAATGCCCTTTAAGAGCTGGCAAATTGCTCATTTTAGGCTGTTAACTGACTCATTATTTCTTCCGTATGGCTGCAGTATTTTGCACAAGGCTAGACGACATTTCAGAATTTTGTCAATGATGGAGGATACTATGCTAATTTATAGGCTTGAAAGAAGTTTTGAACGTAGAGTATTTAAAATATTTGTCGGAAATATAGATGATGCTGACATACCTGCATATGTACAAGAAATTGCTAATACATTTAAAAGAACCCCAATCATTGATCCAGAAACAGGCCAATTAGATTTAAGAAAAAATTCATTAGATGTTTCACAAGATATTTTTATTCCAGTAAAAGATGCTAATGCTACTAACCCTATTGATACGTTGCCTGCAGCTTCTAATTTGGATAAAATAGAAGATTTAAAATATATTCAAAATAAAGTATTAACCGCGTTAAGAATCCCTAAAGAATTTTTGAATTTTGATGAAGCTTCTGGTGACGGAAAGAATTTGGCGATGAAAGATATTAGGTTCGCTAGAACAGTTAATAGAATTCAACAAGCTCTTATTATGGAATTAACAAAGATAGCCGTTATACATTTATACCTTAATGGGTTCACGGATGAATTAACGAATTTCAAAATAACGATGAATAACCCATCCACTCAATCTAATATATTAAGACTTGAGGAATTAAGCAAAAAGGTCGCATTGGTAACTTCTTCTGTTGCCGATCCTGGAAATGGTATCCAAATTATGTCGTTAACTAGAGCTCAAAGAGAAATACTTGGGTGGTCAGATGAGGAAATCACTCAAAACATGCTAGAAATAAGGCTAGAGAAAGCGCTTGCTGCTGAGTTATTAAAGACTGAACAGATTATAAAGAGAACAGGGTTATTCGATGAAATTGATAAAATTTATGGAGAACCAGATGCTGAATATTCTGCTAGCGATATGGGAGAAGAAGCCAAACCAGGTGGCGCTGGAGGGCCAATTGGAGGCTTAGGTGGATTTGACGAATCTGGAAATGAAAGTCCTGATCTAGGAAATGAAAATGAGCCAAACACGAGTGAATCGCAATCCAACGAGGAAGCCCCAGGATCAGAAACAATAGAGCCTACATCCCAAAGCAATCAGAATCTTGAATCCGTACAAAGAAAGATAGAAAAGCTATTAAAAGAGAATAAGACTATACTTAATAGAGTTCATAAAGATAGAAAAGATAAATATCTTAATGCTTACCTTGGGTACATAAAAAATAGTAAAAATCCTATTACTGAAAAGAAAGATGAAATAGTTCCAATATACGATGAAGCTTTCATTAAGAATCAAGAAACTAATGATATGCTTGAATTGCTAGATAAAAACATAAAAGATGATAATAAAAAAATTATCTAAATATTTCGTTTGACGGGGGTCA